GAGATAACCGGGAAGGTGTTTCTGCACTTCCTGAAGGGAAAGCTCCATCATGTGGGCTCCTTTTACAAAGCCCTTTCCACCTCTTGTCTGGTGTCCATATTCCACCGGCTCGACATACTCCACGTTGTTATAGACCTCGATGTAATATTCATTGCCTCGCTTTTCTATACTCCCAACGTGCCACTCATTCCGCAAGTGTCCAGTCTTAACCGGAGTGTTATCCTTGACCTTTCCCTGAAGCTGAACCGCCAAATCAATAACCATCTCCCGGAACTCAGCCGGGTACTGGCTCTCTATGGCTTGTGAGAGTCGTTTCTCCCATTCTTCCAGCCCCTCCAGCTTATACTCAGTATTAAACAGTTTCCTTGTCCAACTTGACCGGGATATTATTATGAGACTTCATGCACTCAGGAAAACCTGCAACCGCTTCAATTTTCTTTCCAAAGTGCGTGATCACAAGGAAATCATTGGTCTGGATATCAACTTCCGGACGGGTAAACAGACAAAAAGTTGTTTCCGTCTTCGCAGTAGATTTCGATTGCTGCAGCTTTCCACCTGTATGTGTAGACAATGCGCATTCCACATCTTCATACACAACTTTTCCATCCAGACCGCTTTTAAAAACGCTTTCTCCACCCGGAAGGGTATCTTTGAAAGCTCTGTAAACGGTCACGGTATCTTCGTATGTTGTTGCAAGGATATCAGCTTCTGTCATTTTGCTAAATCCTTCGGCAGATTTATTTTTTTAAAACGGTTAAGGGATTTTTCATAGTTCTTCATAAAATCAACAGTGGCTTTCTGATTACCACTTCCGTCACGATAAGAAATGGCGGTATCACCACGATTGATACTCGCCACTTCCTTCTCGCCGGTCTTTACCAGATCAGCCTTCAACATATCTTCAGCAATCTGTGCTGCAGTGCTGAGAAGCTGCTCCGGCAGATCTTCACGGTTGCAATAAATCAGGATCTTATCCACTGCCCTTTTGACATACCTTCTGGCTGACCGTTCTTCCGTTTCTGACATCTTCATGCTGTCCATCACTTCCGCTACCAACCAGTCCTCCTGCTCCTTTGTCATGGCAGTTCCTCCTTATTTTTTCTCTGCAGCCTTATTTTTCTTCAAAGCAGCCTCCAGCTGTTCCTTCGTGCCAGAAAGTTCAGCTTCCAGAGTAGCGATCTTTTTATCAGCTTCTTCTGCGTATTTAGAAGCCTCCTCCAGCTTTTCTTTCGTTGAAGTCAACTCCTTTTCCAATTCTCCCCTTCTAGCATCCGACGCTTCAATGACTTTTCCTGCTTTTAAAAGCTGCTCTTTCAATTCATTGATCACAGCTTCAGATGCGGCATTACTTTCTGTTTTATTCGTAACTGTTCCATCTGTTCTGACAAACCCCTTGGCTTCCAGAGCCTTGGCTTTGTCCTCGGAATCAACACGCTTCACTACATTCGCTCTCTTTAATTCGATCTCGCTCATGGTCTACTCCTTTCCCCCTAGGCTAATTCTTCTTTCACATTAACAAAGCACTGTTCCACCTTACGAGCAGGAATCCAGATATCGTGGAACTTACGATAATCCATCGCCCATGCTCTTGCCTTCTGGTTGGTTTCCGGATCAAAAATTCTCATTTTATCCGTCTTGGACACTGCAATAGGTGCCTTTCTCGGAGTGATGATCCAGTTGATGCTCTTGCTGTTTTCAGTAGGAGCAAAACCACCAGCTTCCTGACCGGAAGTCACGCCATCCTTGAAAAGGTACTCCGTCTTCATTCTGTCGGAGCTTACCGGGATTAAAGGATGGATACCATCCAAGCTGCGAACCTTAAGAGTTACATCTCCCTGCTTGAAATCGGTTATATCCAGCTTCTTTGAGAGCTTTTCGGACATGCTTAAGATTGCTGCTACCATGGAATCAATGGTGATAACCAGCGGTGTGTTCTGTCCAACGATCGCCTGAACAGCTGCAATATCATAGTAAAGTTCCTGAAGAATGGTTGCTTCATCAGCGGTATAGCCTCCGGATGCCTTGCCCTTCTTGATACACGCTGCAGCGATGGTACTGTAACGATATGCATCAATCTCAGGAACAACCTTGGTTCTCTGGAACTCGCCCATAACAGTGGATGCAGTCAATACAAAATTTGTCTCATCCACATCGTTCTCATCAAAACTGAAAGAGCGTCCTCTGTCCTGAGTCATCTTCTTGGTTTCATACTGGAAATTCACGCTGCCCTGCACAAATCCATTGGTGCGATCATAATCAGCCATTCCGTCCATATCGAGACTCGGAATCTTGACCTCCGCACCACCGGTGTACTTAACCAACTTCTCATTTACTTCCATCCAACCGGAAGTAGCCTGCTCCACTGCAGCCTTGTCTAACTCGCTCTGAATAATTGTTGCGGTTTCAATGGTATTCATTTACTTTCTCCTCCTTATAATCCTCTGACATTTCTTGCGATCTGGTCTCTTAACAGATTTTCAGCAGAAGCTGCTCCGCCGAGTCCTTCCGGTGTCTTACCCTTCAACCGGGACTGGATTGCCACTGCCAGACTGTCCTTAAAAACCTTTGTGGTATTCTTCAGGGTTTCTTCCATGCGCTCCTTGCTGGAATAGTCAAGCACATCTGCAAGACCAACCGGGAATCCATCCGTTTCCAGAGATTTAGTCGCACTCTCTCTCAGCTCTTTCTGCAAGAGCTGGCTTCTCAAACTGGCAATCTCGGAGTCTTTTTTCTCCTGCTCCTCTTTTGTCTTTTCCTCCGGAGTGAGTTTTTTGACACGCTCTGCCTCCGCAGCTTCATCTAACCACTGCTGTTTCGCAGCTTCGATGGCAGCATCTACATCTGCCTGAGTGAAGGATTTCTCCTCTTCAGCTTTTTCCGCTGCAGGATCTCCATCCTTTTTTTCAGGTTCAGCCCCTTCAGCTTTCTTTCCACCGCCAAAAAGTCCATCAATAAACTTCTGGAGGGTACTTACTTTCTCCGGTGTACTTTCCGCTGTCTGCTGTCCCTGCGTTTCTGTTGCAGTGTTCTGAACTTCCTGCTCAGTACCCTGCATGGTGGTTGTTCCATCCATCTTTTTTACCTCCTGGTCTAAATTTTGTATAACAAAAGCACCATTTAAAATGCTTTTAAACGATGCTTGAGTCCATATTTTTTGCAATTAAATAAGCACCCGGCTGGGTGCTTATTTGCTCTTGTGTTCGCAATATTTTTTATTATAATTTCCGGTACCTGGAAAAGACTGTTTTAGCTTCTCCTTTGGTATTCCCTCCGGATGTTTCTCGCATTTTCCGAATCCGTAATGATATTTACACGAATTACACTCGCTATTAACTGGTTTCGGTGCATCACTCCACCGTTTATCTGAATATGGATTGCTCATTATATTTCCTCCATGTAAATCACGTTATTAACCACCTTGGATATGTAGAACATCGAATCTCTTTCAAACAAAATCTCTTTTTCCTGAGAGTTAAATTTCCGTATATCTCGCCCGGTCTTTGATGTAATAACATACTGAATCGGGAAACTGTCATCATATACCTCAGTGGAACTTGAAAGAAATTCAGGAAAACTAATTTCCATACCGGGCTTATGCCCCACAATAAACTCCTGCACATCTGGTATTCCAAAATCAGAAACAGAGCGATATAACACTCCCTGATAGGTCGGCATCTTCTGAAGAGCTGAATCCTGATTGCTAATCTGTTTCTTTTCTTCCTTCGTCAGTTTGACGCCCCTTCTCAGCTTGTCATTCCACGTGTATGCCTCGCTGCTTATATAGCTATTTATTGCGTGCTGTTCATTCTCTGATAGTTTTATTATAGGTTCCGGAGCTGGAGTGTCAACATATTTCTTCTTCCACTCCTCAAACTTCGGATTGCTCTCCAGTGGATTCACTCCTTCCCGGTCTTTAAATAAATCAATCTTTGCTTTTGCCTTGATTGTGCATTTACAATTCGGATGAATCGGTGGTAGATTAAGCCCCGGCTCTGCCTCATCCAGCGGAAAAGATTGTCCATTTAATTCCATACATATTTCGCAACCACCTCCAAGAAAAGTATACTCTTGAATTCCCATTTCCCTATAAGAAGCAAGTTCTCCCTGATTAGAGAAATAGCTGCTCTCCGTCCGGACAAGCCTTTCTGCAGCATAGCGTCCCTTGCCCATGACATCATTGATTTCCTTTGCCATCTTCTGTACGCTGGAGCCATTCATAAATCCCATCGTCAGCTCTCTCTTGGCGAGAGTGGCAAGTTTATCAGTATTTTCCCACAGTGCTTGCGAGTAATTCTTTCCAGACCACGGATGCTTCAGTATCCTTTGGAGCATCTTCACATCTACCTTGGAAACATTGAATCCAACACCAAGGATGCTCTGCACATCATAACAGCCCCGGTAATAATTGGTCTTGAACATATCACCCAGCAGATCTGTTATCTTCGTTTCCGTATCCCTCGACAGTGTTATCATTGTCTGGTAAACGGTAGCAAGCATCTGCTCCTTCCTGCTGATCCGCGACTTCATTGCCAGCGTGTTCAGTTCCAGAAGTGTCTTGGAATCCCCTTCAGCTTCCTTCAGGTATTCTTCAATCCCCTTTTTCCATCGGGAATATTCACTTCCGGTCAGCAGCTTGGAAGCCTCTGCATTCGTCAGACCATTCTCCGTGGCATATTTTTGAAACATAGAATTGATTTCCGTTTCAAGCGTCCATGCTGCTTCATCAAAGAGAAACATTATCTCTTTTACGGATTGGTCTGTAATCTCTGCATTATTGAGAACCCTCTGCTTGGCTCGCTCAATCCACTCGTTACGTTCCTTCTGGCTCATCCGTTACCGCCTCCGTTCTGTCAGCTGCACCCTGAAAAGCCTTGGTAAAATTCTTATATACTCCGAAGTCTTCCTGCTCCTTGTTCTTTTCTTCCTCCAGTTTTCTCAGCTCATCCTGAACATTTTCAACACCTGGCATCAGCTGCAGTCTGGTCTCCCTTGAAAGGTCATTTGCCAGCATCGTGACAATCTGTGCTGTTTCCATATCATTCTGAGGACGGTTCCTGCGGAATTTTGGAACAATGTCTCTGTAATCATAATTGTGCCCCATGATGTTCAAGATATTTGTGATCAGCTCAATCCTGCGCTGCAGTCCTTTCTTGAACTTCCGTTCCTTAATCGAACATATCTGCTCCAGTCCCCATAATTTATAGGATATAGCCACTCCGGATAGGTTTCCTCCAAAAGACTCATCACACATATGTGGCACATTGGCTCCAGTGTGAATATCCTCACGGAGCCGGTTCTTATAATTTTCCAGTGCAGTATCATCAATCGTCTTCAGGAGCCAGTCCACATCTCCTCCATCCTCCAGAATGATAGCTCCTTTTTCCTTCATGTCAGCAATGTCCTGACTGCTGACATCTCCAAGTTTTAAAACCTTTAAAATGGCATCATCATTATACTGGAAATAGTTTGCAGTGTTACTCTGCACCTTGTTATAGGCATCAATCTCCGTAATGACACCCTCAAAATCTCCAAGCCTTTCCTCGTTGTTGATGTATTCCACAAACGGAACGTCCTGCCAGTAATGTTCCTCAACTGCTATCATGTTCAGGTATCCATTATTCAATGACTGGAATCGCATCACAAGACTGGAATTCCAGAACTCCACCTTCCTGATTACGTTGTCATCCTTATCCTTTGAAATAATGGTTCGGATAAATGCCATCGGAGTGGAAAATCCACTGTCCGTCTCGCAAATCATAATTCCGTTAGCAGCCGGAACCCTCGCAAGCCTTATCTTGGCATCCTCATCCAGATAGAGCATTTCAAAGCAGCTTCCGCAAATGCTGCACTGCTTCGCCAGCTCCATGTTGTGATCCTGCTCATCGTTGTAATCAAAAATATCCTGCACTGTCTGCAGGTATTCATCATTCTGGGAGTCATAGACAATCGGCTCACCCACGAAGTAACCGGTGGCGGTATCCGTGATGTATTTTGCCATATTATTGACCAGACGGTTGTTCGGAGCTGTGCTGTCCTTCTTGTTTTCTCCAAGGATTCTATGATTGCCAACATAGTAATCATGCAGCATTCCGTATTTTACATCCGTGCTGTTCTCATCGATGATCTCACGGATATCTTTTTCTGTCAGGCTTTCAATGGAAGCCCTGTCCATATAAATAACCGGCATGACCGTTACCTCCTACAATCCTAATTTTCCTTTATCCAGCACCCGGAACCGTTTCATCTTCTTGGCAATCGTTCTGCATCCTTCCAGAGCATCCACACCATCATCGTGCGCTCCCATCGGGAAGTGTTCCATCTGCTCCAGCAGTCTCTTGTGCCTTTTATTGAACTTGATGTAATGGTTCTTTACATCCGGCTGCATCGTCTGTATACGCATTGTCTTATCGCTGGTCTGCGGTACCTCCTCGATTGGAAGGTATAACCCAGCTTTTGCAGATGCCTTTGCCAATTCTTCCTTCAGGAACCACTGGAACTGCACCGTCTCAGCTCCGAACTTCTTATAGCCCCTGCCATAATCCCTGCGGAGCATCTTCTCCTTCTCCAGAATGTCACCGATAATTTTATCCGGATGTCTGCGTTCGATATCCGCATCCATGACATACATATACCCGGATACTTTGTGCTTCGCCAGCGTGATGATGGCGGAAAAGTCGCTGTGCTTGGTCTTTCCAAGTGACGGATCGACAAAGCCAAAGAAAAGGAAGTCCCGGTTCTTGAAGTCGATTTCTGCTTCATTATAGAATTCAAACCATTCAGGATTGAAAATACAGTCTTCCGGATTGATAGGCTCGTTCTGTTCCTCGGAGTTGAAGGATGCCTCGCCTTCTGTCAACCTCATAACCATCAGATCATAATAAGACAGTTTCTCCTCCCACAGAACCTCCGTGCCTTCCAACATCTTCTCCCGGTGCCTTTCAAAAAACTCTCTCGCATCGGCTTCGTGGTTCTCGTTTGAAAGGTCTGTGTAAATCTCCTCCCATTCCTTCCATAGATCCTCTTCGTTGGAAAAAGAAATGACCGCCTTGTATTTAATGGCTTTATATCCCGGATTGTTCAGGGTTTTCGCCAGAAGGCTGTCATAATGCAATAATGTTCCAATATAGATAATGTCCGTGTAATCATCACCGGCTTTTGAAACAGCTTTTAAAAACCAGCTTTCAAGTTTCTTTCGCTGCTCCGGTGTCCGAACGTTCTCGTCATTTTCAATATCATCCAGAACCAGAAGGTCTGGTCTCCAGTTTCTGTGTTTTCTGCCTCGGATCTTCTTTCCCGATCCGATTGCCTCAACTTTGATGTTGGTGCTTGTGATCAGTACGTTGCTTCTCCAGACTTTTCCGATCAGGCTCCCGAAGTCCTCCTTCAGAGCTTCGTTCTCCTCAAACTCTACCCTGATGTTATCGAGAAATCCCTCAGCCTGCTCTGAGCTGTCGGATATGATAATCGGATAATGCTTGTATTCATAAACTATGGCATGAATGCTGCCTTTAAAAGTAAGGCTCGTGG